AAAAAAATTAAACAACTTAAAGCTTTAATGGTGCATAAATTAATATTTAAAGAGTTAATACAATATGCTAATTCTAAAGTAAATAAAGTTAAAACAATTGATAATTGGTTTAAAAATGAAGAAGTTAATGAAGAGGTTAATGAAGAAGTTAATGAAGAGGTTAATGAAGAAGTTAAAGAAGTTGTAAAAGTTGAAAAACCTAATCATGAAATTAAAGTAAAAAAAACTAAACAATTAAAATTAGATTCATTTTTCTAAATTAAGTATTTAATAAATATATCCATCATAATACAAATAAATTATTTCTAAAAGTTCTTTATTTTTTTATAAGAATATAAAGATAAATATTATATTTATAAATATAATAAAATTTATAGGTATATAAAATGGATACCACTACTTTAAAACAAGAGAATATCAAATTGAAAGAGGAAAATATAAAATTAAAAATTGAAATAGAAGAACTTACTATTAAACTTAAAAAATATACAAATACAGAAAGTCATAGAAAATATTATTCGGAAAATAAACAAAAAGTTAAAGATACTGCAACTAAATATTTGCAAACTTTAAAAGAGACAAATCCGGAAAAATTAAAAGAATATCGCTAGAGAGCATATCAAAAAAGAAAAGCAAAATTTAATTTAGAAATTAAATAAATAATATTTTACAATTTTTATAGATATTTATTTAATTTAAAAACAAACTAATTTATATATATAGAACTAAAATATAATTAATTATTTATAAACTATTTAAAATGGTAAAATGTAAAGATTGTACAAAAAGGGCATATTTTGGTATTTTAGGTAGTATAGCTTTATATTGCAATGAACACAAGAAAGAAAATATGATAGATATAAAATCTAAAAGATGTATTGAACTAAATTGTATGACAAGACCTAATTTTAATCTACTTACCGAAAAAAAAGCTTTATATTGTAACATTCATAAAAAAAAAAATATGATAGATATAAAAAACAAAAGATGTATTAAATCAAATTGTGTATTAATACCTCATTATAATCTACCTACTGAAACAAAAGCTTTATATTGTAACGTTCACAAGAAAGAAAATATGATTGATATAAAAAATAAAAGATGTATTGAACCAAATTGTATGATAATACCTGTTTATAATCTACCAACTGAAACAAAAGCTATATATTGTAATGAACACAAGAAAGAAAATATGATAAATATTAAACATACAAGATGTATTGAACTAAATTGTATGATAATTCCTGTTTATAATATACCAACTGAAACAAAAGCTTTATATTGTAATGAACACAAGAAAGAAAATATGATAGATATAAAATCTAAAAGATGTATTGAACCTAATTGTATGAAAAGACCTAATTTTAATCTACCAACTGAAACAAAAGCTATATATTGTAATGAACACAAGAAAGAAAATATGATAGATATAAAATCTAAAAGATGTATTGAACCAAATTGTATGATAATGCCTTCTTATAATCTACCAACTGAAACAAAAGCTTTATATTGTAATGAACACAAGAAAGAAAATATGATAAATATTAAACATACAAGATGTATTGAACTAAATTGTATGATAATTCCTGTTTATAATATACCAACTGAAACAAAAGCTTTATATTGTAATGAACACAAGAAAGAAAATATGATAGATATAAAATCTAAAAGATGTATTGAACCTAATTGTATGATAATGCCTTCTTATAATCTACCAACTGAAACAAAAACTTTATATTGTAATGAACACAAGAAAGAAAATATGATAGATATAAAATCTAAAAGATGTATTGAACCTAATTGTATGAAAAGACCTAATTTTAATCTACCAAATGAATCACTACGTTTATATTGTTCTGAACACAAGAAAGAAAATATGATTGATACTCGTAATAATAAATGTCAATCATCTAAATGTAAAGAAACACCAATATTTGGATTACCTAATAAAAGAGTTCAATATTGTTTAAAACATAAACAGCCTAATATGATAAACTTAGTATTAGAAAATAAATGTTCTATATTAGAATGTAATAATGAATATGAACATATTCTTGATACTACTAAATATTGTAATAAACACATACCAGAAAATTCAACAATAGTAATAAAACGTCTTTGTAAATATTGTGATATTAAAGAAGAATCCACTCATATTTGCAAAGATTGTAAGAAAATACAAAATAAAAAAGAATGGGCTATTGTTCGTTATCTACGAAAAGCCATTGATACTAAATTTGAATATAATAGTAGTAAGATGTTACAAGGATGTAGTCAAAAACGCCCTGATATCTATTTTGAATTAAATAAACATTGTGTTATTGTAGAAGTTGATGAACATCAACACAATACTTATGGCGAAAGTTGTGAATGTGCTAGAATCAACGAAATTGTGAATGGTATAGGTGGTAAGAGTGTTATTATCATTAGATATAATCCGGATGTAGTTAAAAATATAGGAAAAGCATTACATATAAAACCAGCAGATAGAATTGATTTATTAGTAAAAACTATTAAAGATGAATTAGTTAAAGAATATGATACATTTATTGTTAAAACTATACAACTCTATTATAATGATGATTACGAAATATATCAAAATATTAAAGAAGAAACTATAACAGATTTAGTTTGTATATAAGTATAATTTTAAATTTATACAATTATTTTTTTTATATTATTTAAATATTATTTTATTTATAACAATATAAAGATAAAAATAAATATACATCTATATTAAACTATCATAAATTTTACAAAAAAATGGCAGGAATTAAAGAATTTATTAATAATGATGAACTATCAGATATAATTATTAATGCATTACCAGATGGAGTTAAAAATTATTATGAATGGGAATTTACATTAAAATATCAAGAAAAACTAATAGATACACTGGAATTATGGAAAACAGGAAAAAGGTATAATAAAGATAAAATAATTATTGATTTAACAAAAATATTTAGTGCATATCAATTAAAAAAATTATTTTTTACAATTATAATTAAATTTGGAACTGAAACATTTGAAAATTAAAATCTGATAATATTTATAAAAAAATTAAATTTTATATCTCAAATTGCAAGAGCAATTAAATATAATAGCGATACTTTATTATCAATGGTATAATTTTCTGATTCAGAACTAGCATCATATCCATCATCATATCTATTATGCTTAAATATAGGTTTTGAATGTAGCTTTGTATGCCTAGTCATATTTGATTTCTTTGAAAATTTTTTTGCACAATGTGGACATTCATAAAATACATCCGCCCACGGTTTCTGCTTATATCCAGACATATATCCATATCCAGACATATATCCATTTTGTCCGTTTTGAGCCATTGTAAAAAGTATCTAAATACTTTGTCAAATAGTTATATTTTTATCATTTTTTATTTATTATAAAAAATTCAATTTTTTGTAAAAATTATCCAATACAACTAGCAAAATCTATATATCTATATATCTATATATAAAATTAAATAAAACTATATAAAATTGAATATAATTATATTAAATTATTAATAAAAATATAATATATTTTATAAAATTATTAATTATTAATTATTATTTATACGTTGAAAATGTGGAATGCTAAAAAATCTAAAGAATTACCAGAATTACCAGAACATCCAAAACCTATTAATAATGAAATAGAAGTATTTCGTAAAGAACCTAAAGTTGGATTACCATATATGATGTCTAATTGGACACGAACAATCGATAAATATCCTAATCAACGTTATTTTACTACTAATATACCAGTTTTTCAAGGTTATTATATAAAACATTATCAACGCGGATATGGTGATGGTGCAGAGCATTATTATGTATTTGAAAAACAAGGTAAAGAAATTGAATTGGAACTCGATTATGATGGTAAAATGTCTTTTGTGGAATATGATTCGCATTTACAGGCAATAACTACATTTTTGTGTAATGAAACTCAAGAAACACGCATCGCATGGCGTATATGGATGTATATTTTCAGTTTCTTTCCAAATCATATGCATTTGATACATCGTGATGATATGTAAAAAATATTTAGAATAATAATAATAAATGTTTACAAAATTTTATAATATTTTCTCAAAAAAATTTTTTTTTTTTTTTCAAAACTTCTCCTTTTTTCAAATTCTGCTCATATAATAGTGCAAAAATTAACCACGTACGCCTCTTTACCCTATATTTTACCCTCGGGACAATAGTGCAAAAATAGTGCAATTATTAGACTTTATGTATTTTTATTGTAAATAAGTTTATTTTTTAGTTTATTTATTATCTAAAATTTTTTTTATTATTTATATTTATTTAGTTTTACAAATTATTTATTAAATTATTATAAAAATGTTTACAAAAATGTTTACAAAAAATTCTCAAAAAATTCTCAAAAAATTCTCAAAAAATTCTCAAAAAATTCTCAAAAAATTCTCAAAAAATTCTCAAAAAAAATTTTTTTTTTTTTCAAAACCTCTCCTTTTTTCCTAATCCTCTTCTAAAATCTAGACTTTACGCACATATATTTCGTTTTTCTCGATAAACAACAGTCTGCAACAAAACTAATACAAATTCAATTATACGCACAAGATAGACTTTTTATCACCCACCACAGTTGTGTGTGCTATTTATACAATAATATTATTTATCTTCTAAAAATTGCACAATACATTTAATCTATATACTAATTACATTCAATCATACATCTGCAAATTTAATATTATAAAGAAAAATAATATAATTTTTGCATAAAATATTTAAAAAAATATAAAATATTTAAAAAAATATTTAAATAATAAAAAAATATTTAAAATATAAAAAAAAATAAAATATTAAAAACAATATTTAAAAATATTATTTTAATTATAAATATTATATTTTTAATGATAATGAATAAATAAAAATTATAAAAAATAAATATTTACAAAAACTTACAAAAATTCTTAAAAAATTCTCAAAAAAAATTTTTTTTTTTTTTAAAAACCTCTCCTTTTTTATTAATCCTCTTCTAAAATCTAGACTTTACGCACATATATTTCGTTTTTCTCGATAAACAACAGTCTGCAACAAAACTAATACAAATTCAATTATACGCACAAGATAGACTTTTTACCACCAGACACAGTTGTGTATGCTATTTATACAATAATATTATTTATCTTCTAAAAATTGCACATTACATTTAATCTATATAATAATTACATTCAATCACACATCTGCTCTTTAAATATAAATAATAATATTTATATAGAATAATATAACATAATTTACTAATATAAAACTAAAGTAACTATAATTAAATAATAATAGAATAAATAATACTTTAATAATACTTTAATAATACTTTAATAATATTTATAATAAACATGACACATATAATTTGTCCAAAATGTAATAATACTTTTAAGTTTATGAGTATATTACATAGACATCTAAATACTTCTTCTCGTTGTAAATTATCTCAAATAGAAATTACTAATATTACAGATAAAATAAATAATTTAATAAAAAATGATAAAAATAACAAAATAAATAATATTGATAAAACTAATATGTGTATTCATTGTCAATATATATTTACAAAAAAATCATCATTAACATATCATCACTTAAATTCAAAATGTGGCAAACTACAAAATATAAAATTAATTGCACAAACTAAAGGTATAGATAATTTAACATTAGAACAAATAAAATTACTAGATATAGATAAATATAAAAATATAAAACAAAATATAAATGATTTAACTATTGTAAATAATAATACTTTAATAAATAATAATAATACTTTAATAAATAATAATAATATAGTTAATCAAACAAATAATATTACAAATAATACAACAATAATACAACATATTAATCCTTTTGGCTTTGAAGATGTAAGAACAATTCCTATTCCAGAGATGAAAACAATTTTAAACTCTGGTGAACGTGCAGGTTTCCAAATTATAAAAGCAATCTATAATAAAATAGAAAATAAAAATTTCTATAAACCTAATATGAGTCGTCCAGAGATAGCATGTCTCAATACAGACTTTAACTTGACTATTTATAAAAGTCGCGA